CTATGGCGCTTTCAGTATTGGCGTATGCAGTTCTGTTGGATTTGGTTGGTAAGACTCTTGCCATCGGGGCCGGCGTCTGTGTTGCCATGCTGTTTGATATTGCGTTTTTGAACATGCTTGGCCGGCCTATCAGGTGGAAATAGATAGTCGTCTTGTCTCCGCAGCTGACCAGGTCGCTGCACAAGAAAGGGTAACAACATACTTGAGCACAAAGGATTTGAAAATGAACGGAATTGAGTTGATAGCAAAAGAACGACAGCGGCAGATTGAAGAAGAAGGATGGAGTGCGAACCACGACGATTTGCATAGTAATTTCCAATTATCCAAGGCCGCTATAGCATATTTGAACCCAAGTAATTCAGACCATGTCAGAGAGTTCTGGCCGTGGGATTGGAAATGGTGGAAACCAGCTCGTGCAAGTATGGATGTGCCTTATGATGTTGCACAAATAAGGAATCTCGTAAAGGCTGGTGCGTTGATTGCCGCTGAGATTGACAGGCTTCAACGGTTGAAAAAATAATCTTGTGTACGTGGTGATCAACGATCGGAGACAAGATATTAAAATGAAAGCGATAACCTTACATCAGCCTTGGGCTACATTGGTAGCTCTCAGAGAAAAGAAAATCGAAACCCGCTCATGGGGCACGCAATATCGCGGGAAGCTGGCAATCCATGCTGGAAAGAACACGAAGTATGTCAATATGCGGAGCCGTGACTATGTCTGTGACGAGGAGCCGTTTTATAGCATCCTTATGCGTGAAATGGCATGGAAAAACAACCCCTTACCACTTGGTTGCATTGTTGCGACTTGCAATCTCGTGAAGGTGGTAAGGATTGATTTGCTTATCTCGTTTCCTGCCTGCCGTTCGTATTGGCACAACAAAAAAGAATGGCTGCTCCATGCTCAAGAAAGAGCCCTTGGTGATTATTCAGTCGGTCGTTACATGTGGCTCTTGGATGATATTCAAATTCTCCCTGAACCAATCCCCGCAAAGGGCAGCATGGGATTTTGGGAATGGGCTGAAAATCTTGTCTCTGCAGCAGCTGTACCAGGCGCACAAGAACAGGAAGAAAACAATGAACACAAAAGATAAATGGGAAACCACAGCAACGATCCATGATGAGCATCGCCGCGCGGTGTGGGGTCCGATCTTTCCGGATGCCAGAGTGCCGATCAAATCCATACTCCCATTCAAGGCAGATCTTCCAGGCCATCCGAAGGCGGATGTTTATATGCTGGATCTGGATGCGATCACGGATGAGCAGCGGGAGAAGTTGATCGATACGATCGTGGGATTATTTGGCGAGTCTGCTCAAGAGGTTCGGAGTGATATAGATGAGCGCGGATGTCCAATCCTGGCGGATGATGTGACCGTGAGTTCAAGCGATCAGGGTTTGGTGTTCTCGTTGATGGATGATGATGATTTACTTAACAAGCGGGATCCGGATGATGATCTCTACGACGGCGAGGACGAAGATTCCAAAATATGTGGCAGTTGTGGAGAGATGAATAAAGAAAGCAATTCCTTTTGTTGGAATTGTGAAGCTGAGATTTAGCCTTGAAAGTCCCAATCAAAGAAAAATTCTGAGCCATGAAAAATCACCGACTGGTAAGCCGTTTTACCACCCCCAGGAGCCAGGCACAGCGCGAATATTGTCAGCACTACCCGAAACCCGAAAATAGCCTTATTCGCCCACAGGAAGCCCTACGTTGAAAGAGCAAAATTCGAAAAAAAAAATACATCCCAATGCACCGCGAAGACTGGTGTCAGCCTGGCGTAATGTGGGATGCAGCGATCGAAGGCTTGCAGAGAAAATCCATGTCAATCATTTTTATGTGTCACAATTATTATGGCGAGGGATCGAACCAGGTAAAGCGGAGATCCGTGTGAAATTGTTTTTGCCAGCGAAGCGCATCAAACATCGTGAGCCGAGGCCGGAAGAATGGATCGGCCAGAAGCGTGTCGTGAAAAAGATCCGGGAGTTACATAGTAAAACGACGCGTGCGTTCAAACGTGGTATGAGCCCTAATGGGAAGAAAGGAGATCAGCATGAATGATGTATCGACCATTGTAGTTCCGCCTGAAGTGGCAGAGCAAAAGCTCAACGAATATAAGGTTGTTTTGAAAACCCAGCGACGGGCTGAAGATGTCGAAATGCGGCGCATGTACAAAGCAGCCAGCAAGGGAAAGCCGATCATCGATGTGGCTGCGGCCTGGAAGTCAACGGGCTTGAAGACCACCCCTGAAGGGGGGTATCCACGCCTGGCATTGGCGAAGGGTGACTGGACGGAATGTCACTTCCGAAGGTCCATGAGATGGTTTGCATCCTTTCAATACGATTGGCGAAGGCATTCCAAGGAGAACTTTATTTCCATTCCTGACGATACCTGGGACTGGAATCGGGTTAGTACGAACGATGCGATGGCGCCCGTGCCTTTCATGCCGCCATCGGTCAGGCCCAGGAGATGGTTGTCAACGTATCACATTCTCTTCGAGGTGGAGAACTGGACGCAGTATCCTGCTGATCCATTTTTGCTGAAGCACATCACGGGCTGGCTGTTCGTCGTCGAGGCCGAATGGGAGTTGACTGAATTGGAGCGCTCGCTATTGCAGGGACTTAGGTAGTCTTGTATATGGCCATCGGAGATCTACAGGACAAGAAAACAAGAAAGGAATTGTGAAACAATGGAAACGAAATGGTTTTATTATGTACATGAGCAAGGCAACACCATTGCGCGCGTGAATACGGACGCCTTTGAGTTGCTATTGGGCGAGATGGGATTTCATCCGTGCGCCTATAAGGAATATCTAAACGCTCGCAAAGTGATTCGAGAGCAAGAGCGGATTGAGAAGGTCCAACAAATCATAAACTTCGAAGGAAAGGTTCCAGGTGAAGACAATGACAACAACTAATCCCTATCAAGAATTCCTTCGCAAAGTCTACAAGATGCGCAAGGCCCAGAAACTGGCGAAGCAAACTAATTCGCAGGTTGCACGGCGGTCTGCGGAGTCGTTAGAGATGGAAGTAGATCGCTGGCTGGATCAAGCCAGCAACGAGGCGCAACAAGTAAAGCAGCTCCAGCTGGCCGATGGTGCAAGCGAAGCTAGCGCGCATCCTCGGCCTGAGTCAATCAAAGATCCTGCAACGGTCGGAATAGCTTAGTAAACTGTAACCAAAAGAGTATTGCGTTCTTTGGGGGGAAGTGGTTAGAATGATAACTGGACAGACCTACTCCGCATTAGGTCTGTCCAACGTTTAATCCGGAGTAGGTCTGTTACGTAAGAAATTTCATGAATAATGACCTGGTCCGTCAATCAGCCTTTCTCGATTTCCTGGTCACGTTGTACGATCCGCATGGAGATAAGCATGCGACGAACGTCAGCGACTATGCAGGGCTGCTTGCCAATGCTGCGGGCCTGTGGGACGAAGATAGAAAGCTCTTAGGAGGGGGGGCGCGTTTTCATGATATTGGCAAGGTTGCCATCCCTGAGGCGATCCGCAGGTATCCTGGTATCTACACTTCAATCGAACGTCACACAATGCAGGAGCATGCCCAGATCGGAGCGCAGATGCTCCAGATCCTGGAGTTTGATCCACAAGTGATTGCGATCGTGCTCGCTCACCACGAGAACTTTGACGGGTCTGGCTATCCCAGCAATCTGCGACGTGAGGCGATTCCCATCGGCGCGCGGATCATTCGCATTGTTGATTCCTTCGATGCCCTCACGCAGAGCCGGGGTTATCGGGCTGCCTGCTCGAAAAAAAGAGCGCTCGAAAAGCTGAAAGAAGATCATCACTGGTACGATCCAAAACTTCTGGAGCTATTTTTTGAAATCGTGCGGGCCACGTGGGCGGTGCCTTAAATGCCCAGCAAAGCAACCCGCGAGCGCAACGCCAGATTGGGCAGCCAGGAGCCACCGAGCCAGGCAAGCCCGACAAAACAACCAGCCTGGAGCATGGAGCGAAACATCAGTGCCCGGCTGGTTGTCTTCGAGAGGCGTCTGGCAGAAACAGATGCTAAGATCACCGCATTGGCAGAGCAATTCATGCTATCCCAACTCCATACCAGTGAAGCTGAGCGGGATATGGCGCACACCACCATCGAACGCATGGATGCGTCCATCCAGCAGATCCGGGAGAAACGGGAAGCCCTTGCCAAGCAAAAAGGCAGAACCACGAACCAGCATGATCGCTTTATGTTAGAAATCATGGATGACTTCTTGCTCAACCGCCTGGAGCGCACGGAAGCTGAGCGTGACCAGGCAATCATCACAAAAGAGAAGGCTGAGAAGGGTGTAAACGAATCTCAGCGCGGCATCAAGGTCGTAAAAGCCAACACGACTCCGGGCAGGTGGGACTTCATGAGCAAGCCACCATTCGCCAGCGTTATTCAAGCACTCATTCTCATCATTAGCCTGGAGATCATCCGCTCCTGGATCATCCCATTGCTAACCGCTGCGTTTGCACGATAGAGCCATGAGCACAAAGACACGAAAGTTTTTCTTGTGTACAGGTGAATGCGTGAGGGAGGAGCAGCTTCGCAATTATCCAGAGAGTCATATCATTGGAGAGCTGCATTATGTGAAGGATGAAGGCCAGGAGTTGACTGCCCTGGCTGTGTATGAAGCCTCTTTGGATTCGAGTGTGATCCCGCCAATCAATGTCCATGTCCGAGCTGAGATCATCGGCGATGCGCGCAGGATCAAATGCACGTATCGAGGTTGTGGTTATGCTTTGAAGCAATGGAAGATTGCAAGATCGTCAGCCCTGCTTTTGGCGCGGCGTTATCAGCTATAATCCAAAACGCAAATTGAATCACTGTTGCAGTCCTGGCTTCAGGTCGGGGCAATCTGTCGGTTGATGCACCCGGCGCTGTTATGGCGTTGGGTGTTTTTATTTTGAACAAGGAGAATAATATGCTCGCTTATTTCGTCACTCTGCCTGATGAAGCCAAGATCTTGATCCTGGGATTTTTCACATCCCTATTCACAGCATTCTTTGCCTATGTGTTTACACGTTGGGGAATAGACCTGCGAGGCTTTGCCGCTGAGCTGGCTGCCGTCCTTGCCGCGATTGTCGTTACACTCTTTGAGTTTGGGTTGAAGCTGCTAGCATTCATCCCGGACCAGATCCTTTTGACCATCATCCATTTGATCCTCTTGGCATTGGCCGGCGTTGGCACTGCATTCGTCCTCAATAGGCGACGCACACCTGGCTATCGGAGTGTGCGCTGAGCGATGCCATACGCATCCATGCGTAAGTGCACCTATCCTGGCTGCAATGTGCTGGTCAAGAGTGGTAGGTGCACTGCACATTCCACGAAGCGCGTCGTCCGTGACCCTGCCATCAAGCAACTGTATAACAGCCCAGAGTGGAGGACGATGCGCAAGGATCATCTTGCAGCATATCCGTGGTGTATGGATTGTTTGCAGATAGGTGAGCAAACACTGGCTACCGAAGTGGATCACATTAAACCCCATCATGGCGATCGGAAACTCTTCTTTGATCCAGCCAACCTTGCGTCTCGCTGCAAGCGTCACCACTCACGCAAGACTGCCAGAGAAGTTTGGCGCGTGCGATGAAAGCCCCCCGCCAAAAAAAGTTTTCATCGTTTCTAGTAGAACGGCGGCTTGCTCCGACGCGTGAAAGAGTCCCCAATCCACTTTGCAGGTCTTTTGGGGTTTGGATCACCTTGTGAGACACGATGCCCCCAAAAACCGTATCTGCAAAAACCATGGGAGTGGGGAAGAAAAATAAAGGAAAACACTGGACAAAAGAACAGGTGGCAGCGCGCGAGGCTGCTGCGCAGGCCTTCGAGCGAAAGGATAGCGCGAGCATTGAGCCCCCGATCTGGCTTGGTAAGGACGCCCTCGAGATCTGGAACAAGAAAATTGCTGAGATCGCTGGCCTGAACGGTGGGAAAGATTTGTTGGATGCCTTGGACAGTGAAAACCTGGGGGTGTTTTGTGATGCGGTATCGAAATACAAGAAGATCTCTGCAAAGAGCCGTCTCACAATTGATGATCATCGAATTTTGCAAACCTATATGCGCAGGATCCTGGAATATTCCGAGAGACTAGGATTCCAGCCTGCCGCGCGTTCGCGCTTGATCAAGAAGCGCGCGGATGAGCCACCCAGGGATGAGTTTGGGGAGCAGTTTGACTGAGAAGGGATACAACCATGAAACGAGAGGAACTCAATTCATTGAGACCAGGCGATATCGTTCGCCATAAACTCGGCACGAAAGCCTATATCGTCACAGAAAATTTCCACGATCGGGTGACTGCCATTCGCACAGTGGACATCACCAATCCGGATGAGTGGGATCTTATTGTCAAAAATCCGGTCACCGTGCAGATCACCAGTCAGGCTGTGGAATATATAGTGCACGAAACAGGTTTGGAGCCAGGCACTGCGGAGGAGTTATTGCAATCAGTGCTTGATATGTGTTTGATCAAATAGGATGGAGTAAGGAGCAATGCATCCGGCCACACAATACGCGATCAACGCGGTTGAGCAAACGATCGTTACCGGGAGATGGGAAAGGCTCGCATGTCTGCGCCATCTGTATGACCTGGCGCGCGCTGGGCAGCTGCCGGCATTGATCGCCAGGCGAATCGAAAAGGCGACCGGCAGGCCTGTCCCCCCTCGCGATCCGGAGTGGCCCTGGGTTTTCGATGATGAGCAAGCAACATTTGTTTCGATAGAATGGTTCAAGCAGCTGGTCCACGTGGAAGGCGCACTTGCAGGGCA